TTTTGATTGAGAATGACCCTGAATACATCAAGAACCTCAAGGCCCAGAAGGGGGCTAAACGTCTGGCATGGCTCTATGGTGATTGGGACATTGTTGCCGGCGGCATGTTCGATGATGTCTGGGATAAAGCCGTTCACATTCTTACGCCATTTGAGGTTCCAGCCAGCTGGAGAGTTGACCGATCATTCGACTGGGGAAGTTCACGTCCTTACTCTGTTGGTTATTGGGCAGAGTCGGACGGCTGTGATATTACCCTGGCTGATGGCACTACCAGAAGCACTATCAGAGGCGATCTATTCCGTATCGCTGAAATATATGGCTGTACCGGCAAACCCAATGAAGGGACAAAAGAGACCAATTCAGCCATCGCAAAGAAGATCGTCAAGTTTGAGAAAGAAATCCTCAAACGCAAGGTATATGCAGGACCTGCCGACAATCAGATTTTCACCAACAACGGCGGCAACTGTATTGCTGATGATATGTCCAAGGAAGGTGTTTACTGGACGGAAGCCAAGAAAGGCCCTAACAGCAGAGTCAATGGCTGGCAGATGCTTCGAGAGCGTCTTAAAAACTCTATCCCTGTCAATGGTGGAAGGGATAAGCGTGGCTTGTTTGTATTCAATAGCTGCAGAGACTTCATCAGAACTATTCCGGTTCTGCCACGAGATAAGAATAAGCCTGATGATGTTGACACGGAAGCCGAAGATCATATCGGCGATGAAACAAGGTATAGGCTATCTGCCAAAACTTACAAATTCAAGAGCGACTCTATTGGCTGAAAGGACTGGAGAATGTCAGAGGTAACCCGGCAAGATATTACAGATTTGAAGTCAGACATCAAGGACTTGTATGACAAGAACAATGAGACAAACAAAGCTATTTCCGGCATGGCAGTCAATGTCGCAGAGATCGCTACGACTATAAAAACCAGACCGATCCCCAAGCAACCGTGTACTTTTCACAATCAGCTTAGAAAAGAGTTTGACGAACACGAAGAGGCTCACAAGGCCAATATCAAGGATTGGAAAGGTGCATTTATTAGAGCTGCTGTTGACGTTATCAAGCTGGCCGCTGTTGCCGCTTTTGGTATTGTCGCTGGAATGATGATGAATTAACGAGGTTTCAGAATGGCCAAACAAGCCAATAAAAACACAGTTGACAGTCCTTGCAGTGCATATAATGCGATGCAGGCCCACTGGGGTTTGATCGATGATCTACTCGGCGGGACGCTTGCTATGCGTGCTGCAGGTGAAAAGTGGCTTCCAAAGGAACCGAAGGAAGAGAATAAGTCCTGGCAGAACAGGCTTGATCGTTCGATTCTTTACGGTGCTTATGCGGACACGGTTGACGATCTTGTCGGAAGGCCATTTTCAAAGCCAGTAACCATCGAGGGCGAACTTCCTGAGCGTCTTGCATGCCTGGAAGATAACTGCGATGGCCAAGGCACAGATCTTACTCAGTTCGCACGAGAACTGTTTTATACATGCTTAAATCGTGGATTGACTCACGTTCTTGTTGATTACCCGAAAACTGAATCCGCTGAAGGCAAGAAAATGACACTTGCCGATGAAAAGCGTTCTGGTGTTCAGCCTATCTTTGTTCATATCAAACCAGAGCAGCTTATCGGTTGGAGATATGAGACTGGCAAGGATGGAAAGCCACAGCTTACACAGATTCGCTGGAAAGAAACTCATTCAGAGCCAGATGGCGAATTTGGTACCAAGACAGTCGAAACAGTCAGGGTTTATACACCTGATAGCTGGCAAGTTCACACAAAGAACGATGATAATGAGTATCTGCTTACTGAGGAAGGCACCCATACCTATCCGAATGGCATTCCGCTGATTACTTGTTATATCAACAAGGACGGCTATATGACCGCACAGCCTCCACTTGAAGGGCTTGCATGGTTGAATCTGGCACATTGGCAGAGCTATTCAGATCAGCGTAATATCCTCCGTTTTGCTCGTGCTGCACTGCTTTTCGTTAAGGGCCTGACCGAAGCTGAGATGGAAAAAGAAGTAGTTCTCGGTCCTTCACGCATGTTCAGAAGCACCAATAGTGAAGCTGACATGAAGTTTGTCGAACATACCGGCAAAGCAATTGATTCAGGCCGTCAAGACTTACTCGATCTTGAGGAACGAATGACGGTACTTGGACTTGAACCACTATTGAGCAGGCCAGGCAATCAGACCGCTACAGGCCAGTCCATCGATGAGGCGAAAAACCAGTCATCTATTCAGGCTTGGATTCGATCTCTTGAGCTTGCTATTTACAATCTGTTTGATGCCGCCGGCAATTGGACAGGCGATACTTTGAGCGAAGACTTCAAAGCAAATATTTACAATGACTTTGGAGTAAGTGTAAGAGCCACATCTGACATCGAGGCTCTTATCAAGATACGTCAGGCCAGGGAGCTTGACCGTGAATCATTCCTTCGTGAGGTTAAAAGACGTGCTTTGCTTTCAGAAGCGACTGATATTGATGAGGTTGTTGCGAAAGTTGAAGCTGAAGGGCCATCTCTGGGACTTTTAAGGGACGAAGATGAAACCGATTAGTGATGTAATCCTGCAAAGAGCTATAAGACATGCGGTCTACCTGGAGCAACTGAAAAACTCTGAGGTCAGGCAGCTTGTTAAGATGTTCAATGATGAGATTGAGCCTGATGTAATGGCTCTTGTCGAAAAACATCTTGGTAGGGGCACGTTCACTGAAAAGCGTCTTAAAGAGCTTAAAAATGCCAATCAGGCAGTTGTTGCCGCTGGTTATAAGAAGCTGGAAAAGGATTTCACGAAAGAGCTTAAGGAGATCGGAATCACTGAGGCACAGTGGAATAGCTTAATGCTTAAGCAGATCACACCTATTGATTTTGATTTTAGGACTCCGCATCTTGCTACTTTGAGATCGGCAGTGACTAAATCGCCTGTTCACGGCAAGTTGCTCAAGGAATGGTTTGACGATCTTGGAAAGCAGACAGCCTCAAGGGTTATGCAGCAAGTAAACATCGGTATTTCGAATGGTGAAAGCATCTACCATATCACTAGGCGAATAAGAGGTACAAGAGCGGGAGGCTTTACTGATGGTATTTTGCAGGAAAGCAGACGCAATATTGAATCGGTTGTCAGGACTGCAGTTTCTCATACTGTCAATAATACGAGCGAAGAGATGTATAAGCTCAACACTGACATTATCAAGGGTGTTCAGATCGTAGCGACTCTCGATGGCAGAACTACTGCTATCTGTATGGGCTATGACACTCAAGTTTTCGAAGTGGGTGAAGGCCCAAGGCCTCCATTCCATTATCAGTGCAGAACACGGACTATTCCGGTACTGAAATCGTGGAAGCAAATGGGCATTAAGCTCAAGGAAGCTCCGATAGGTACCAGAGCATCAATGAATGGTCAGGAATCTGCAAAGCTGAACTATGGAAGCTGGTTGAAAAAGCAAAAACCTGAATTCCAGGACGAAGTATTAGGCCCGACAAGGGCAAAGCTCTTTAGGAGCGGCAAGGTCAATATCAAGCAGTTTACGAAAGATGGCCGGTTGTTGACTCTTGAACAGTTACGCAAGCGTGAAGGTCTCTCGTATAGAGACATAAAAGTTAATCGAAAGAAAGCAGGTTAATAGGACGGGACGTCCGGAGGCGAGATGCCTCTTAAGCAGTGGCGGGAAGCCGAAAGGAGTTTTGTTATGGCATTAGCGGCAATTATTAAACAAGAAATTTTTGACAATCTTAGTGACGATCTCAAAAAGGAGTACAATAAGCAAGACAACGGGATGTTTATGCTCGATGTTGCTCCAGTTGATGATTTTGCACTCGAAAACGTCAAGGGTCTGAAATCTGCATTGAGTTCTGAACGCACAGCTCGTGAAGAGGCTGATAAGAAGCTCAAGGTATATGACGGACTTGATGCTGAAAAGGCAAGGGAAGCTCTCAAGAAAGTCGAAGAATTGGCCAGTGGGAAGCTGGACGATAAGGCTAAAGAGCAGATTGAAGCCTTGAAGGGTCAACTCGGCGAAAAGCACCAAAAAGAGATTGACGAAAAAGTGCAGGAAATCGAAAAGTACAAGGCCGCCGCAATCAACTCGACAAAGGGTCGAGCGATTACCGATGCCCTGGCAAAGCACAAGGGAGCACCATATCTCGCAGATACTATCGAAAAGAGCGTAAAAGCTGAGTTTGATGATAAAGGCAGCGTAATCCTGAAAGTCCTTGACGATAACGGAGTTGCTCGAATCAGTAACGCTTCAGGCTCTCAAGATTTGATGAGTATCGAAGAGTATGTCGCTGATATGAAGGGGCAAGATACATATGCCTCTGCTTTTGAAGGTTCTAATGCATCAGGGAGTGGTGCAGGTGGGTCAGGTGGAACCACGATCAAAAACGGCGTTCATGTCATATCTCAGGCAGACTCCAAAGACCCAGCGAAGTATCGTGCTGCTAAAGAAGCTGCAACAAAGGCAGGAACCACACTGCAAATAGCTGACAGTTAACACAGGGTTGATTGTCATAGAATAATGACATCTTATTGAAAGGTATATAAAAATGGCCAATACACTTGGTGTTTATAATCCAATTTTCTACGCTCAGGAAGCTCTCATTCAGCTTGAGAAAGCTCTGGGCATGGCTGGCCGTGTTCATCGTGGTTACGATGAAGAGCGGAGAACTTTCGGCAAAGGTCAGACGATCAGCATCCGCAGGCCTTCAAATTTTGAAGCCAAAGATGCACCATCGACTGCCCAGGACCTCGACACTGGTTATGTTGATATTTCTCTTGACCAGTGGAAGGAAGTCAAGTTTTCGCTGACTGACAAAGAACTGGCCTACACTGGCGAAAGAATCATCAACGATCACATCCGTCCAGCTGCTTACGCACTGGCTGACAACATCGATCAGGCACTGGCAAGCCTGTACAAGTATGTTCCGTGGTACTACGATCTGTCAGGTACTCCGGTTGTAGGTGACGTTACAGGCCCTCGTCAGGTTCTGTTTGACATCGCCGCTCCTGTCCATGATGAGGTGAACATGCACTATATGATGAATGGTGCATTGTCTCATTCACTCATGGGGCTGTCTGCTTTCAGTCAGTATCAGGGTGCAGGCGATGCCGGTGTCGAGACTCAGCGTAGAGGCACTCTTGGCATGAAGTATGGTATGGAGTGTTTTGCTAACCAGAACACCCCATCTCATACACCTGGCACCTGTGCGGATGCTGCAGGTGCAATCGACAATGCAGCTGGTTATTCCAAGGGTGCAACCACGATTCATATCGATGGTGTAACCGATGGCGGCACTGTCAAGGAAGGTGACAGCTTTGTTATTGCTGGTAATACCCAGCGATATGTCATAACTGCAGATGCTACCTTTACAGACGGCGAGTCTGACATCAACATCTATCCTGCCCTCGCCGCGGATGTTGCTGATAATGCGGTTGTTACTATCAGTATTGACAGCCACGTTTCTAACCTGGTGTTCCACAAGAACTTTGCAGCACTTGCAATGGCTCCGCTGTCGGAAATGGGTAATGAACTGGGTGCTAAGATCGCTACGATCACTGACCCAGTTACTGGCCTGTCTATCAGGTCAAGGCTATTCTATGATGGAGATAATTCAGCGGTCAAGGTGGCTCTGGATATTCTCTACGGTTTCCAGATTCTGGACGGCAACCTCGCTTGTCGTGCAAGGGGCTAGTAGAGCCTGGAATTGACGTTAATACCCGCCTGTCTTAACGATGGGCGGGTATCTTGAATCGAAAAGTTTACTTTTATTGGAGTTTTATAATGGCAACTGTACCAACGATTGAAATGGTCGGGGCTGCTGGACGCAGGGTAGTCAATGTGTCTGACCGTGAAATGTGGGAAGGCAAAGGCTACAAGGTAATCGGTAGTAACCCTAAAGCCGGCAATGACGGCAGTGAAGGTGGCTCTGGCACTTTTGAGTTTGCAGGTGGTAATTACACAATCGAGCAGCTTCAGGAGTTTGCAGACCAGGCAGGCATTCCGAAGAATGTGAAGAAA